AATGTCAATGCTTTATTACGTGGAGATGCTAAGAGTAGAGCGGAATATTACAAGAGCTTATTTAATGTTGGTGCAATTAGCCCTAATGAAATAAGACGTAAGGAAAATATGAACGATATAGATAAAGGGAACACTTACTATGTACCTATGAATATGATAGATAGTGCAAAGCCAAACCCCAAAGATATAAAACCAAAAGAACAGCCTAAAGAGGATAAAACAGATGGAAAAGACGGAGATAAGACAATTTAATTTAGAAGAGTGTAGATTTGACAAGTCTAAAGACGGAGAAACTATTGTAAGAGGTTACGCAGCAGTTTTTGGGCAGCTTAGCGAAGATTTAGGCGGCTTTAAAGAGCAGATTGATAGTAGAGCCTTTGACAATGTTTTAGAGGATGATGTAGTGGCTGTATTTAACCACGATATGAATATAATATTCGGAAGAACAAGCTCAGGAACTTTAAAGCTTTCAGTTGATGAGAGAGGGCTTGTTTCTGAAATAACTATGCCAAACACCCAAGCCGCAAAAGATACCATCGAGTTGATGCGCAGAGGTGATATAAATAAAATGAGTTTCGGGTTTATTGTTGATGTTGATAAATGGAAAGAAAGCGAAAGAGGATATGTGCGAACAGTCAAGGAGGTAAAAAGGCTAATTGATGTTAGCTTAGTTACAAAGCCAGCCTATCCACAAACCACAGCCGCAGTACGTTCTTTAGACAACTTTAAAAAACAAACACCCAAAACGTCAAATATATCTAAAAACAAAGTAAGACTTTTAAAACTAAAAAAGTGAAAAAGACAATTAAACAATTAAAAGACGAGAAAGGTTTAGCCCTTTCTAACATGACTCAACTAATTGAGATAGCTGAGCAAGAGGACAGAAATTTAACTATTGATGAGCAAAGCGCTTTTGATGAGAGCGAAAAAATTGCTTCTGATATGGATGCACGTATTTCACGTTTAGAACGTTCTATGGAGCTAACTAAAACACCAGTAACTCCTGTAACATTTGGAACTCAAAACGTAGCTAAGTCTGATAAAGATTTAAAGCGTTTCTCATTTACAGCAGCGGCAACCGCAGCTTACAATGGTCAAATGGATGGATTAGTTCGTGAGATGCACCAAGAGGCTCGTAATGAAAACCAAAGCCGCCTATTTCGTGGTGTAGGAATTCCATCTATCGTATTAGAAACAAGAGCAGATTTACCTGCTGCATCAGCTGAAGTAGCACCTACAGAAGTAGGCTCTTTTATTGACCAACTACAAGCTAACTCTGTACTTGTTCAAGCGGGATGTAATTTTTACTCAGGTATTTCAGCAGATAGAAAATTTCCAATTATTGCAGATATTGACTCTGGTTATTTAGCTGAAGACAATGCAGGTCAAGCTGCTGACGGGGCAATTACAAATGTAACGCTAAGCCCAAAGAAATTAATTTCTGTTGTTTCAATGAGTGCTGAAATGATGACGCAAAACGCATCAGCTGAGGCAGCTTTACAAAGAAATATGGCTCGTTCAATTACTGCAACTATGGAGGCAGCTCTACTAGGTAATGGTAACGTAGCTCAAGCACCTAATTCAATTTACCATACAGCAGACGCAGTAGCTCCAGCAGTAGCAGGTGATATAGGAACAAAAGAGCTGATTGATATGGAGGCTCAAATTTTAGCTAGAAACTACAACCCATCGGCTGGGCGTTTCTCGTACTTATTTAACCCTGCTGTATTAGCTAAGTTAAAAGCGGAGGCTGGTTTAGATTATACAAACGGAGCATTTATTGACTGGGCAAACAAGCAAATTAATGGATATAATTTCTATGTATCATCTAATGTAGGGGCAACTTTAGCTCAGGCTACATTGTTTGGTGATTTCTCTGATGTACACTTAGCTACGTTTGGAGGTTTAGATATTATCTCTGACCGCTATACAGATGCACACAAAGGTATTTCTCGCCTTGTAGTTGTATCTTTAAATGATGGTGTAGCTGCACATACAACGGCAGGTTCTACATCTTTAGTATCAGCAGAAGTAGCGTAATTTATATTTACTTAATTAAAGGGGCGGTATAAAGCCGCCCTTTTTTTAACCCTTTAACAATGGCACAACAAGCGAAAATAGGAATATACAGCGGAACGGAGCTTATAAGTTTAGCAGAGGCAAAAGCTTATTTGAGGGTAGATACATCGACAGACGATAGTTATATTACGGAGCTTATAAAAATAGCTAGGTTGCAAGTGTTAAGAGATACACACACAGCCGCCGTTGAATTAGATGTTACAGAATATTTTTCTAAATGGGAAAATTGTTTTCATTTGCAGTATTCAGGAAAGGTAAGCGGTAGCCCTGTTTTAAAGTATTATGATACAAACAACGCAGAGCAAACACTTACACAAAATACAGACTATAGAGTCATTAATTATATGGGAATGCCAAAGGTGGAAATGATAAACACTTTTAGCTTATACGATAGAGTTGATGCAATTAGTTTTAAGTATGATATAGAGCCTGAGAACGCTGATAATGTACGCACTTTAAAGATTGCAATGTATATGCTTATACAACACTTTTACGACAATAGAAGTCCTGTAAGCTATTTAAAAGTTGATGAGATGCCTTTAGGTTATAGAAACATAGTTAATCAATACAAAAACTATATTTGGTAATGAACCCAGGTGAATTTAGACATATCACAACAATAAACTTTATTGCAGAAAGTCAGCAAACCGATTTTGGCGATTGGACTACAGACAGCTCAACATCCCTAAATAGATTTGCTAAGGTTAAATGGTTGCCAGGAAGTGAGCAAATAAATTCAGATGTAGTTGCCTTAATTAAAAATGTTGAGTTTACCTATAGATACGAAAGCCTTACGGAGTTTTTAGATAGGATTGATACGATAACCTATGAAAATGAAATTTATTATATTAAAAATGTAATATTTAAAGGCGCAGGAAATAAGCAGCTAGTAGTTATAAAAGGACAAACAGCAGAAAGTTGATAACAGCATCAATAACAGGAGATAAGGAACTAGATAGAGTTTTAAAAGAACTAGGCCAAGAGGCTATTAAGGATAGCCAAATAAAGCAAGGGCTTAGAAAAATAGCTAAGCCTGTTATTAAAACAATGAAAAAAAAGGCTAAGGCTAAAAAACAAGGAACAAAAGAACTCGCTAAAAGTATAGGAGTAATAAAAAAAGTCAGAAGTAAAAAAGGAAAACCTTTTATATTAGTCGGGCCGAGATATTACTTTGCATCTTTAAAACACCCTGTTGATATAGTAGAGTTTGGGCGAGATAAATACAAAGTAGATTTTGACGGAAAAAAGTTTGTGCAAAAAACATTTGACGAACATAAAACAAAACTATTGACAGAATTAAATAAAGAAATTGTTAAGTTGTTAGATAAGAAATTAAAAAAGCTAAAAGCATGAGCGCAACAGAGGGCTTAAAAATAGGGAAAGTAATTTTTAACATACTTAGCAACGATTCAAATTTGTTAGCTATTTCAGGAATGAGCGCAGGAGCTATTCAACCTGCACCAATGAAAAACCCAAGTGCGCCATCAATAGGAGTTTTATATGAGTTTGATGCTGTTAATGCAGTAAACCAAAAGCGACTAATAAGAGCAGAAACAGCGCCTTTGTATATAGTAGATTTTACTTGTGAGTGCATAGCCCTAGATTATGGCACAAGCATAACCTTAGCCAATGAAGTAGGGAGAGCTTTACAAGAGGCTGCAAGCGGTACATATAACAGCGTTAAAGTAGATGGAATAAATTTAACAAACGCTAGAGAAGACTATAACAAGCAAAGACGATACTATAGCAAAAGCCTAAGCTTTCAAGCTAGAGTATTGATTTAAAGATAATTATTTAGTAAATTGCAATTAAAATTAAAACAAAATGGCAACAGGATTATTAAACGGAACTGACTTACTTTTAAAAGTAGGAACAACAGACAGCAATGAGGTTATTGTGGCTTATTCAACGAGCTGCTCACTTGAGCTATCTATGGACGAGATAGACCAAACAAACAAAGACAGCGGAGGTTGGAAGTCTATAATAGGCGGCTTACGTTCTTGGAGTGTGTCTTGCGAGGCTTTATATCAAAATGAGGCAGTAAGTAGTAAAAAAGCTTTTCACGACTTTTGGGAGCATATCGGAAATGTAACACTAGGTAGAACACCCGTAACAATAGAGCTAACAATTACAGGGGCATCAAATGCTGATGCAAACTATTTCTATTCAGGTTCAGCTTATGTAACAAGCTTGAGTGTAAATGGTGGAACAGAAGACCAGTCTACTTATAGCATTTCCTTAACTGGAACAGGAGCGCTAGCAGAAACACCAGTCCCAGCGTAATATGAAAGCAAAACCCGTAATTATAGCAGGGCAAGACTACCCTGTGAAATATGGCTTTGCAGCTCTTAGGGCTTTTAGTGATGCTACAGGCACAACTTTAGGCGATTTAGGTAGCTTAGGCGAAAGCATGACCATTACACAAGCAATCGCTCTAGTATGGGCAGGGCTTAAAGATGGCGCTAGAGTAACTAAAACAGATTTTCACTTAACGCTTGATGATGTCGCTGATTTACTAGATGAGGACAGCTCAGCTATGGAGAAAGTTTTAGAAGTATTTGCTAATTCTCTAGCTAATTCGGGTAATAAAAAAAAAGCAAGCAAGATAAAAAGATAGGACACCCAAGAGCTGATTCTTCTACTTTTGACGACTTAGAAGCCACAGCTTACGGGTGGCTCAATCTAACACCTGAGCAACTTGATGATTTAACCCCTAGAGAGTTAGAGAATAAACTCAAAGGTTTTGAGCAACTAGAGGATAAAAGAGAAAAAGTGCAATGGGAACAATTTAGGCTTTTAGCTAGTACATTACTCATGCCGCACACTAAAAAAGGCAAAGGTATAAAACCTGAAAAACTTTGGGCTTTCCCATGGGATAAGAAAATGAGAAAACCAAGTAAAAAAATGAGTAAAGAGCGGCTTGAATACATTACAAATAGGAGTAAGCTTTTAAAAGATGGGTAAGAATGTAAACATAAAGCTAGGCGCAAACATTACTGATTTTCAAAGTAAGATGCGCAAAGCACAAAAGAGCTTTAAGCGTACTGCTGCAAATTTTAAGAAAATAGGTAAGAGTATGACCATGAGTCTAACTCTACCTTTAACAGCGTTTGCAGCCGCATCAGTTAAGGCTTTTGATACCCAAGCCAAAGCAATAGCACAAGTAGAACAAGGTTTAAAAACTACTGGTGGTTTAGTTGGTAGGACATCAAAGCAACTACAAAAAATGGCGTCAGATTTACAAGCAAAAACTTTGTTTGGTGATGAGGTTATTTTAAAAGATGCAACTGCTCAACTTTTAACATTTACAAACATAACAGGAAAGCAATTTGATAGAACTCAGGTTGCTGCTTTAGATTTAGCTACTCGTTTAGATGGCGATTTAAAAAGTGCATCTATACAACTCGGAAAAGCTTTAAATGACCCAATAGCAAATTTATCGGCTTTAAGTAGGTCAGGGATTCAATTCTCTACAGACCAAAAAGAAGTTATTAAAAGCTTAGCAGAAACAGGCAGGCTAGCTGATGCTCAAACAATAATCCTTGACGAATTAGAAAAACAATACGGAGGCTCAGCTGAGGCAGCCGCTAAAGCTGGTGCAGGAGGTTTAAAACAACTCCAAAATAGATTTGGCGATTTAATGGAGCAGGTCGGGGCAATGCTTTTACCCGTTTTAAACTCGTTAATTGATTGGGTTGATAAAGCAATAACAGGATGGAATAATTTAGATGGCGGCTTAAAAGTTGCTATTGTTACTTTTGCAGGTATTTTAGCTGCACTCGGCCCGATAGTTACTTTATTTGGAACACTAGGCACAGCCATTGCTTTTATAGTTAGCCCTGTAGGTTTAGTTATAGCAGGTTTAGCTGCTCTTGCTGCTGCGGTTATATATGCTTACGATAATTTCGAGGCTTTAAAAGAGGTAGGCTCTTTAGTTTTTGCAACGATACAAAATGCAGTTATTTCTTTTATCCAATTTTTAGTTGAAAACAACCCTTTTAGCTTACTTATAGATGGTTATAATGCAGTTGCTAGCGCATTTGGTAGAGATGAAATTAAAAACCCTTTTACAGATATAAGCGATGCTTTAGAGGGTTTAAAAATGGATATTCCAGAAGTTACAACTGAGTTTGGAAGCTTTGGCGATGCTGTAAGCAATGCAGCTAATAAAGCTAAAGAAGCTTTAACTGGTATGGGTAGCGCTTTAGGTGTAGGCGGAGGCGGAGGCGGAGGCGTAAGCGCACAGCAAACGGGAGAAATGAGCGCAGGAGCTAGTATCAAAGGAGATACAGGCGGCGGAGTATTACCTTCACCTTTTACTTTAGAAAAAGCCACGCAAGGTATCACTAAGTTTTTCGATACATGGGGAGAGCATATAAATAAGATAGGAGATATATTTAGTCAGATGATGGCTAATAAAATGCAAAAGCTAGATAATTATCATAGTAAAGAAAGTAAAGCTATTCAAAATTCTATGATGAGCGAAAAACAAAAAGCTGAAGCTCAGGAAAAATTAGATGCTGAGGTAGATGCAAAGAGAAGAGAAATACAAAAGAAACAAGCCAAGGCTGATAAAGCATCGTCTTTATTATCAGCGGTAATAAATGGAGCTACAGCAATAACAAAAGTTTCAGCTCAAACAGGTATAGGGGCTATTGCAGCAGCGCCTTTAATGGCAGCTTTAGTAGCAGCACAAATAGCAACCATAGCTGCAGCGCCAATACCACAATTTGCAGAT